ATGAGCGGTTGGGCCCTGCGCCAGGCGCTTTATGCAACCTTGCTCGCCGACGATGGACTGAAAGCCGTCGTGGGCGACCCGGTACGGCTGTATGACGACGTGCCTGCGGGCGCGACGTTTCCCTTCATCACCTTCGGCGACAGCGACATTCGCGACTGGTCAACCAAGGACGGGCCCGGCGCGGAACATACGGTTACGTTGAACGTCTGGTCCCGCTACGAGGGGCATATGGAGGCGCAGCTGATCCTCGAAGCCATCGAGGCCGCGCTGGAAGACGCCAACCCATCCTTGAGCGGGCACACGCTCGTCAATCTTCTTTTTGTCAGCAGTCAGATCATCCGTGATCCCGACGGCGCAACCACCCACGGCACGATCCGCTTTCGCGCCGTGACCGAACCCACAACCTAGATCCCCAAGGAGAGAACCATGGCGGCACAACAGGGCAAGGATGTCCTTCTCAAGATCGGTGATGGCGAGGTTTCCGAAACCTTCACCACGGTGGGCGGTCTGCGCACCACTTCCCCTAATTTCAATTCGCAAAGCGTGGATGTGACGGATGTCGCCTCGAGCGGTCAATGGCGCGAGCTGTTGTCCGGCGCGGGCATCCGCTCAGCCAGCATTTCCGGCTCTGGCGTCTTCAAGGACGCAGCGACGGACGCTACCGTGCGCCAGGCCTTTTTCGATCAGAGCCATGACAACTGGCAAGTGATCATTCCAGACTTCGGCACGGTTGAGGGCGCGTTCCAGATTCGCGAGCTGCAATATTCCGGCGCCCACGATGGCGAAGCGACGTTCTCGCTCTCGCTTGAGTCTGCCGGTGCGCTCACCTTCACCGCGGCATAGGGGACCACAATGGCCAATGAAGCACGTGGCGAAGTGACCATCGAGTTGGGCGGCAAGGCCTATTGCCTGTGCCTGACCATGGGGGCGCTCGCCGAAATTGAGGCCGCGCTTGAAGCAAAGAGCCTCGACGATCTCGACGCACGGCTAAAGGCGCTGCGGGCAGGTGACATCCTGAGTATTCTGCATGCCCTGATGAAAGGCGGCGGCGAGACTTTGACGCTTGAAGAGGCAAGAGCACTGCCGCTCGATATCGCAAAGACAACGACCGCGATCGGCGCCGCCTTCCGCGCCGCGGGGGTGAAGCAGCCTCCGGCGGCATAGCCCTAAATGCCCTGGGCCGAATTGCTCGCGGCGGCGATGCGCCTTGGCATTGAGCCCGCAGCCTTTTGGCGGCTCAGCATTGCCGAGTGGAACATGATCATGGGCGGGATGCGCAACGGCGCGCGACCGCTCACCCATGCCGAGTTTGAAGCGCTGGCCGCGCGGTTTCCAGATAGTCCAAGAGAGAGTTAGATGCCGTCGTCGACAGAAGATATTCTATTTAGAGCCGGGCTTGATCCGCGGGGCTTTCAACAGGGGTTGGTTGGCCTGCGGGCCGAGTTTGAAGACATGTCCCGTGCGCTGGAGGAAGCTCTCAGCCCGGGAGAAGGTGTTGCACAGCTCGGCCAAATTCGAGAGTTGTTTGCGGACATACTCGGTGACGGCAATTTTGACGACTTCGATGACGCATTCGACCCGGACAGAATCCGGGAAGTCGGGTCATTGCTCCAGAGAGTTTTCGGATCGGTCAACGGCGAAGGCATTGCCGGTTTTGCCAACCTCAAAAACAGCGTGGACGCCTTCGCGACATCCATGAAAGACCTCGGCGAAGAGTCTTTCGGCGTTGTTGAAGACTCCGCGCGTTCCGTCGTTGGTCACATCCAAAATGCTTTCACGAATTTTGTGCGTACGGGTGAGCTGGATTTCGAACGGTTAGCAAACTCCATTGCCACAAGCCTCGCCAATATTGCCTTCGAGGAATACATCAAGGAACCCCTTGAGGGCATCTTCGAAGACTTGTTCTCGGTTCTGCTTGGCAACGGCAAGGATGGCGGCATTCTCGGCTCGATCTTCAGTTTCCTTGGCAACGGGATCGCCAGCCTCTTCACGGGTGGAGGCGGCGCGGCAAGTAAGGTCCCGCTCAAAGGATTTGCCCTTGGTGGCTCGGTCACCGGCGGGCGGCCCTATGTAGTGGGCGAGCAGGGGCGAGAGCTATTCGTTCCGGAAACCTCCGGCCGCATCGTGCCGAACCACGCCATGGGCGGGTCCATCGTCTTCAATGTGCAGACGAAGGATGCCGACAGTTTCCGTCGCTCGGAAAGCCAGATCGCGGCCATGCTTCATCGCGTGGCAAGCCGCGGTAACCGGAACCTCTAAGGGATCATCCACATGTCATTTCACGAAGTGCGCTTTCCGACCGATATCGCGCTGGGCTCCACCGGCGGGCCGGAGCGGCGCACGGAAATCGCCGTGCTCGGGTCGGGCTTTGAAGAACGCAACACGCCCTGGGCCCACTCGCGGCGGCGCTATGATGCAGGCAGCGGGGTCAAAACCTTTGATGACTTGCACAATGTCATCTCCTTCTTCGAGGCGCGCCAGGGCCGGCTTTATGGTTTCAGGTGGAAGGACCGCGCGGATTTCAAATCCACGACCCCGGGCGCCACGCCGTCGATGACGGACCAGGTGATTGGAACGGGGGATGGCGCGGCGCTGACCTTTCAGCTCAAGAAGACCTACACCTCCGGCAGCCACAGTTATGCGCGGGACATCAAAAAGCCTGTCGCAGGCACGGTGCGTATTGCGGTGGACGGTGTTGAAAAATCAGAAACCACAGACTGGACTGTAGATATAGAAACCGGGGTCGTGACCTTTATCACCGCGCCGGGAAGCGGCCTCGCCGTCACAGCGGGGTACGAATTCGACGTGCCGGTGCGGTTCGATACGGACCGGCTCGACATTAATCTCGCCAATTTCGACGCGGGCGAAATTCCCTCGATCCCCATCGTGGAGGTGCGGGTATGAAAACACTTCCCACTGGTATGCAGGCCCATCTGGATACCGGCGCGACGACTCTGTGCCGTTGTTGGCAAATCACGCGCCGCGACGGGGTCACGCTTGGCTTTACCGACCATGACGAAGACCTCAGCTTTGGCGGGATTACCTTCGAGGCGGCGAGCGGATTTACCGCGACAGCGGTGGAAAGCTCATTGGGGCTTAACGTCGACAATCTCGATGTCATCGGCGCGCTTGATTCCAATAGTCTGAATGACACCGATCTTGCGCGCGGGCTTTTCGATAATGCGGCGATTACGATCTGGTATGTGAACTGGCAGGACGTGGGCCAGCGCATCATTTTGCGCGCGGGTAATCTGGGCGAGGTGAGCCGAGGCCCGACCGCTTTCACGGCAGAGGTGCGCGGCCTTGCTCATAACCTCAATCAGGTAGCGGGGCGGGTGTTCCAGCGGGTGTGCGATGCAACCCTTGGCGATGGCCGCTGCGGCGTGAACCTGGCCAGTGCGAACTACAAGGGGGCAGGAACCGTTTCGGAAAACCCGGATTCAAATCGCTCCTTCGCGGTGACGGGTATCGGCTCCTTCGCTAACGGCTGGTTCAGTCGCGGCAAGCTGACCTGGACCAGCGGCGCCAATATAGGGCAGGCCATGGAGGTAAAGGTCCATTCCGCGGGCTACATTCAGCTGTGGCTGCCCATGGCCGATGATGTTTCAGAAGGCGATACGTTCGATATCGTCGCGGGGTGCGAAAAGAGCTTCACCATTTGCCGACAAAAGTTTTCCAATGCCGCAAACTTTCGCGGCTTCCCCCATATGCCCGGCAATGACTATGTGACCAGCTACCCCAATTCCGACAGCGCGAACCAGGGCGGCTCCAACCGGCAGGAGGGTCTGCCATACGGGTCCTATCCTGGCACGGCGACTCCCTTCCAGCCGCCGCCGACGGATGTCAGCGACTGGTCGCCGACCATTGATGCGCAGATCGGATCTGTCGTCACCGTATCCGGCGACTTGCCCGACACGGGCAGCTTTGGGGGGCTGGGTGATGATGTGGGCGGCATCGGCCCCGACGATGTCTTTAACGTGGCACGATAAATGACCATACGCGAAAACGCGCTTGCCATTGCGCGCACCTGGATCGGCACGCCCTATCACCATCAGGCGAGCAAGCGGGGGCGGGGGGCGGATTGCCTCGGCCTCGTGCGCGGGGTGTGGCGAGAGCTCTATGGCGCGGAACCGGAGATCCCACCGCCCTATAGCCCGGATTGGGCTGAGGCAACGCGAGTGGAAACCTTGCTCGCCGCCGCGCGCCGCAACCTTGTTGAGATCGACAAGAGTGAGGCCCGGCCTGGGGATGTGGTTCTGTTCCGCATGGTGCGTGGAGGTCCGGCGAAACATGCCGGGATATTATCCGAAGACGGACGGTTCATTCATGCCTATTCGGGAAAAGCGGTCAGCAACAGTGTGCTGTCATCCTGGTGGGAAGGAAAGATCATCGCGGCCTTTACCTGGCCCGAACCATCTTGAGCCGCCGCGAGGGGGCTCTACTCATCCGCGTCTGCGCCGCCAATATCGGGAATGGCAAGCACAGCCGTCAGAATGATGAAAATCAGGACGGTGCCAACGCTTGCGCGAATCAGAATCTCACCCGGCGCGTGCCAGGACGACATTGCCAGTTGCGTGATGTGGCTGTCATAGGCGGCAAGCACGGGCAGGCCGGGCAGCAGGATCATCGCCCCCAGCAAGATGCGGTGGCGCGCCTCGCCTTTGCCATCGAGCCCGAACTGTTTCACGAGGTCGTAGTGAACCCAGGGCAGCAAGGTCGGCAGCCAAAGCGCAATCGGCACCAGCAGGTAAGGCAAAAAGAAAGTCTCAAAGCAGAGCGCGAGCAGTAATAGCGCGGCCGGCCAGCCAGCGGCCCAGACCTCCAGCAATACGGCGGCTGCGGCAAACAGCAAAAGACTCAAGGCCGCCAAGGCCAATGGCAGAACGGTCCAGTAAAATCCCTTTGCGGCATTCAATCGAATGCCGATGTGCGGCGCCTTGGTGGGCAAGCGCATAATGAGTCCTCCCAAAGGGCAGCCTAGCCCGACCGTGGTGCGTTGACCACTAGCGATTCCGGAGTGCGGTAAACGCGCTGCGGCCCATCGAACCATCCTTGAACTGACGAAAAGACATCATGGCATCTCTTGTATTAGGCGCGGTCGGCACAGCGATCGGCGGCACCAGCACATTCGCCTTTGGCCTGACTTGGGGCAATGTGTTGGGCATGGTGGGTTCCACCATTGGGGGCTTTGTTGACAACGCGCTCTTCGGCTCCGGCGGCGCCAACGTCAAGGTCGGCAAGATCGAGGATCTGCGGGTTCAGGCGAGCCGCGAAGGCGCGGCGATTCCCCGTGCCTATGGCCGCGCCCGCGTTGCGGGGCAAATCATCTGGGCGACCGAGTTTCGCGAGGAGAAAAAGACCAAGAAGGTCGGCGGCGGCAAGGGGTCTGGCGGTGGGGGCGGTAGTACCGTGACGGAGTTTTCCTATTACGCCAATTTCGCCGTTGGCCTTTGCGAGGGCCCGATTCAGGGGATCGGCAAGGTCTGGGCGGATGGCAATGCCCTCGATATCGGCCCCTATATGACCCGCGTCTACAATGGGTCGAATAGTCAGTCTCCGGACAGTTTGATTGAAAGCGTGGAAGGCACAGGTAAGGCGCCCGCCTATCGCGGCCTGGCCTATATCGTATTTGAAGACCTGCCGCTCGAACGGTTCGGCAATCGCGTGCCGCAGCTCAATTTCGAAGTCTTTCGGCCCCTCGGCGGCGTGACAACAGGAACGACAGAAACGCTTGAGGATCGCATCCAAGCCATTGGCGTTGCGCCGGGCGGCGGGGAGTTCGGTCTGGGGACCGAGGTTGTGGATCGGGACGACGGCGACGGTTACGGCCTTCTTGAAAATATGTTCAACGGGCAGGGGATTGCAAACTTCACCGCCTCGCGTAACCGCATGAGCGACGACCTTCCCAATGTGGAAAGCGTTGCGCTTCATGTGGCCTGGGCGGGCAATGATTTGCGTTGCGATCAGATTGCGATCAAACCGGCCATCGATGGCGCGAGCAAGCTGACCTATCCCTATGTTTGGGAAGTGAACGGCGTTGCGCGGGCTGATGCCTATATGCTCAGCGAAGATGACATTGGTGTCGTGCTGCAGGCCACGCCTGCCGACCGCGCGGTGGTGGAAGCGATTCAGGATCTCAAGGATCGCGGCGACCGGGTGGTCTTCACGCCCCTCATCCAACTCGACATCCCCAGCGGCAATACGCTGACGGACCCCTACAGCGGCACGGCGCCTCAACCCGTTAATCCCTGGCGCGGGCGCATCACCTGTAATCCGGCACCGGGCGCGGACGGTACGGTGGATGCAACGGCGACGGCGGCAACGCAAGTGGCAAGCTTTTTTGGCTCCGTCGCCGTCAGCGACTTTACCGTTGGTTTTGCCGCGAATGGCGTCGACGTGGATGTTTCCTGGTCCAGCACGCCTGACTGGGGCTATCGGCAGATGGTTCTGCATTACGCCAAGCTGTGCGCGCTGGCGGGGGGCGTCGATGCCTTTCTGATTGGCTCTGAGCTCGGCGGCATGACGCGCGTACGCTCCGCGGCGCAGACCTATCCGACCGTCGCGCAGCTCAAAACGCTGGCCGCCGATGTGAAATCCATCTTGGGAAGTGAGACCAAAGTTTCCTATGCAGCGAACTGGGGAGAGTATCACTCCTACGCGCCGGGGGATGGTTCGGGTGACATCGACTTTTTCCTCGACGATCTTTGGGCGGACAGCAACATCGACTTTGTCGGGATTGATAATTTTATGCCCCTTACCGATTGGCGGGAGGGGATGAGCCACCTCGATTACCAGGCCGGATGGACCGATCAATATGCGCTCGCCTATCTGAAGGCGGGGATTGGCGGCGGCGAAGAATATGATTGGTATTATGCCGACAGCGCCGCCCGCACCGCCCAAACACGCACCACCATCTCGGATACCAGCGGCGCGGAGGAACATTGGGTCTATCGCATCAAGGATATTCGAAACTGGTGGGCGAACGCGCACCACAATCGCCCCGGCGGGGTGCGGGATGCTGGCGCAACGGCCTGGACGCCAGAGTCAAAGCCCATTTGGTTCACGCAGCTGGGGTGCCCTGCGGTGGACAAAGGCGCAAACCGCCCGGGGCTCACTTTCAACGTTTTGTCGGACGACAGCGCCCTGCCGCCATTCTCTACCGGGCAGCGGGATGACTACATCCAGCGGCGCTTTCTCGAAGCGCACTTCGAATACTGGACTGACACCGGCAACAACCCCACCTCGTCTGTCTATGACGACGACATGGTAGATGTCGCGAATATCCATGTGGCGGAATGGGACCCGCGCCCGTTTCCCGATTTCCCGCGCCGGTCCAACATCTGGCGCGATACGCCGAATTGGCGGACGGGGCGCGTTGTTTCGGGCCGCGTTGGTGGGTCGGGGCTTGCCGCCCTTGTAAAGTCCCTTTGCGCCGAGGTTGGCTTTGCCAATGTGGATGTGAGCGGCCTCACGGGCAGCGTTCCCGGCTATGTGCTTGATCAGCTTTTGTCGCCGCGCGATGCGATTAATCCCTTGAGCCTTGCATTTCAATTTGACGCGGTGGAGAGCGAAGGCACGATCAAATTCTTCCATCGAGGCATGCCACCCGTTGGTGAAGTGATTGAAGCGGAACTGGTGGAACCGGGCAGCGACGAGCCCGAACGGTTCCGCCTCACGCGGGGTCAGGAAACCGAACTGCCGCTCGTGACCAAAATGACCTATCTCGAGGATGGCGGCGATTATCAGCCGGGTACGGCAGAGTTTCGGCGGCAGACTGTTTCCACCGACCGCATCATGCAAACCGAAATGCCCCTCGTTATCGATGCTGACAAGGCGCAAGGCATTGTCGACACCTGGCTGATGGATTTGTGGGCGCAGCGCGAACGGCTCGAGGCGCACCTTGCCCCGTCGGATATCCGCTTTGATCCCGGCGATGTACTGAGCTTTATCCTTAACAATCGCACTCACACGATGCGGCTAACGGATGTCAGCGATACCTTTGCGCGGTCGGTCAAAGGGGTGGGAACCGAACAAGGGGTATTCAGAACTGATTTTGGTACGACCGTTGGCGGGCGCGCACCGACGGTGCCGACCTATCGCCGCCCGACCGTTGAGTTCATGGACTTACCGCTGTTGCGGGGCAGCGAGGCGCCCCATGCCCCCCATGTTGCCGCCAATGTCGTGCCGTGGCCCGGCGCTATTTCTGTGTATCGCAGCCCGTCCGATGCGGATTATGAACTCGACACGCGCGTGGGCTCGCCCGCCACGATTGGAACAACGACAGCCGAATTTTCATCCGGCCCTACGGGGCGCATTGACTACGGCAGTCGTCTCACCGTGCGGGTGGGTTTCGGTGAGCTCTATTCCGCATCGCTCGATCAGGTGCTGTCCGGCGCCAATCTGGCAGCGGTGAAAAATCCGAACGGCGAATGGGAGATGCTGCAATATCTGAGTGCCGAGCTCGATGAGACGGAGGCCCACACTTATGTGCTCAGCGGACTTTTGCGCGGTCAATTCGGGTCCGAACACGCCATAGCTGACCCGCTGCCCGCGGGCGCGCGCTTTGTGCTGATGGACTCCGCTATTGTGCAAACGGGTCTGACACTCAACGAGCGGCAGCTCAGCCGGAACTGGACCTATGGTCCGGCGGCGGCAAGCATCGGGCACCGCTCCTTCAAGTCTGAAACACGTAGCTTTACGGGTGTGGGGCTCCGGCCCTATGCGCCGGTTCATGCAAAAGGCGTGTGGCAGCCTTCGGGCAACATCGACCTCAGTTGGGTACGGCGCAGCCGCATTGGCGGTGATGAATGGGAGCGGGATGAGATTCCCCTTGGCGAGGAAAACGAGTCCTACGAGGTCTATATCATGAACGGGTCCACCGCCGTGCGCGGTGTAACGCGAAATTCGACCAGCTGGACCTATACGGCGAGTCAGCAGTCCGCCGACTTTGGATCGGCACAATCCACCATCAGCATACGGATTTATCAAATGAGTGAAATTTATGGACGCGGTGCGCCGTGCGCGGTGACCCTCAATGAGTAATTCAACCAACCTCGGCTTTACCTATCTTGAAGCAAGCCAGGCCCAGAAACATGTGACGGTGAACGAGGCACTGCGGGTCGTCGATGCGGTGATCCAGCTTTCGATTATTGACCGGGACCTCACCACACCGCCCTCGCTCACCTCGCCCACGGATGACGGCAAGGTCTATATCCCGGCCAGCGGCGCCACCGGCGACTGGAGCGGCCATGTGGGCGAGATCGCCTTTTTTGTGGACGACGCGTGGCAGTTCGTGAGCCCGAAGGAGGGATGGCGCGGCTGGGTGCAGGACGAAAATGTCGAGGTGCACTGGTCGGGTTCGGCCTGGGCACTTTATCCGGCGCAGCTCGAAAGCTTCGTTATCGCATGTTCCGATGAAACGACGGCGCTCGCCACGGGCACGGGCGTCGCCAGCTTTCGTATGCCCTATGCCTTTAACGTCACGGCGGTGCGAGCCAGCGTGACAACAGCGCCCACGGGCGCGGCCTTGCAGGTCGACATCAATGAAGGGGGCGGGACGATCCTGTCGACCAAATTGTCCATCGATGCAGGTGAGAAAACATCTACAACGGCGGCGACGGCCGCGGTCATTTCCGGTGCGGCCCTTGCCGATGACGCCTTGATCACGATCGACATCGATCAGGTGGGGTCCACCGTGGCCGGTGCGGGGCTCAAGGTAACGCTGATCGGGAACCGGGTCTGATGTCGGTCGCGCTAATTAATCCCTATACGTACTATACCGGCCCGACCTATGGCGTCGATCTGCCGGGTTCAACGCAAAGCGCGTCACGTTCGGTTACTGACCCGGCAAATGCCAATGCGGGTTGGCAGTTCAATGTGGACGGCACGGTCGACCGGCGACAGGGGTCCTGGTCCTACAATCACGATTGGGGCGCGCCGACGGGCGGCACACCGGGCACGGACTACGAAATCAAGTGCATCCTGAACTCGGGCAGTACCCCGTCGGGGGATTCTGTCGGAACCTGGCTTGCGTTGACCTCGGCCCGCAGCTGGACCTTGAGTCAGACCACGGTGGGCTCAAAGTCCTGCAATCTGACTATTCAGATCCGCGACGCGGCGACAAGCACGTTGCAAGACAGCCAGACCTATACGATTGCGGTGACGGTTGGCTCTGGCGGAACAACGACCACTGGCACTGGAACGATCGACCCAACCAATCCCACATACTGATGAGGGGTGGGGTTGCTTATGCCGATTTCTGGCGAGCGAAGCCGTTGGCCCATCGTCCGGCAGCGGGTTGATGTTCCCGATTGGATTGTCCAGGCGTGTTCCGGCGACAATCTCGATTTGCAGCGCTCAATGCTTCTCGGGTTTGATGAAGGTGGCGCTCCGATGGCGCGTCAGAACGAGGATGTGCGTCACAGCGAAAACGTGTCTCTGTCTGCTCATCGGAACGCCGCGCTGTGGACCTGGCTTCTGCCGGTTGCGTGGCAGGGATTCGCATCCTGGCAGGGGGCGCATCCCGGCTATTGGCCCGACGATGCCTTGCCCGAACGAGGGCAAGTAATCCGCTACAAGGCGGGAGATTTTTTCACCGCCCATTCGGACTTCAGTTTCTTTCCCTATTCCGGCGGCCACCGCGTGTTGATGGCCTTGCTCGGCCTTTCAGATGCGACCGACTACGAGGGTGGCGAACTGGTCTTTGAGACCTGTTCCGTGCGCTACAAATTGGGGCGCGGGGACCTCATCATCTATCCGGCCGCCCTGCTGCACGAGGTGGAGCCCATCCACGAAGGGGTGAGGACAACCATGTTGGCCGAGCTTACGACCGCACTGACGCCCGAGGCCTTCCAACGATATGTGGATCAGTTCCTACACGAACCCGAAGCGGACACATGACTTTGCCGCGCCGCACGATCGGCGATCTGTCCGTGCCGATCCTTGCACTCGGAACTGCCGGGTGGGGGGCAAAGACTAACCGCCGCGCCGCCCTGCGCATTGCAGACGCGGCACTTGAGTTGGGCATCAACTTCTTTGACACGGCAGAAGGATATCCCGCGCCGATGAGTGCAGAGACCCATGGCCGCAGCGAGGTCATTCTGGGGCAATGGCTCGCCAGTGGCGCACGAGACCGGGCGCAGATCTGTTCCAAGGTCTATGGCCCGTCCCGCACTTTGCGCAGCGGGCAAGTCACGCGCCTTGATCCGCAAGAAATTTTGTCGGCTCTTGAAGAGTCACTTAATCGTCTCGGTACGGAGTATATTGACCTCTATCTAATTCATTGGCCGGATAGTTGCGACTATGATGCGTTCCTCGGCGGCGAGGTGGCAGGCCGGTTGAACGAACAAGTCCATGCAATGGGGCAAGCCCTGCGCGCGGGCAAGAGCCGCGCTTGGGGGCTATCCAACGCATCGCATAAGGACTTTGCAGATTATTGCAGGGCCGCAGACGACGTCGGCGTGCCCCGGCCCGTCGTCGCGCAAAACCGGTTTTCCCTTTGGGAGGACCCACATGGCATGGCGGATCACCCAGTGCCACTCATGGCTTATGGCGCACTCAATTATGGCCGCGTCAGTCCGGACGTTATTCAGCCTGCCATCGCTCATGTGCTTGAGCAGCCCTTCACGCGCACCTGCTGCGTCGGTAGTTCGAGCGCACGCCAGCTTGCCGAACTAGCGGCGCTGGCCGCGATGGAATAG